TTCAAAATGTCACTGCTCCCCCATTCACGTGGCACGATGAATTATGTATTGGTGGTACTAATCTATATTTGTTTTTTCAACCTGATCAAACATATCCATTGACGATATGGGGTAAATTTTCATTATCAAAAGTCGTATTGAGTCAGGATTTAGAAGGTTCTCTTGATGATTTTTACATCGAGTATTTGAGATATCTATTAGCTGAATATATTTGTGATGATGCAAATATTACATTTAAACCATCATCTAAAAAGAAATTGGAAGCATATGAAAAGCAAATAACGGATATATCGCCACCTGATTTAACAGTTAGAAAAATTTCAGCATTTGGTGGTCAAGGTTCAATAGGTGTGTGGGGTCAGGCAAATCTAGGCCATGGATGGACGGTTCGTTAAAAAATGAGTAATAAATGGAAAATACAAGAGCATCGGAAATAGCATCTCCTATACCATTAGACGTGGTAGGATCAACTACGTTTGGACGTTATCCGCAAATCTCTCTCTCTGAAACTTTTAATATGTTCATCGTAATTGATAAAAATGAAGTTGGAGAAGAAAAAAAGGCATTGATACCATTCGCAGGGTATCAAAGTCAATTATCACTTGGTGGGAATGGGAGAGGATTATTTGGAAGCTTTAAAGCTAATTTAATGTTTTCAGTTGCAACAAACGAAGCGTATGCAATTAGTGATTCTTTAAATCCTTCCTTTATTGGCAATGTGGATAGTACGCAAGGTGATGTTTTTAGCGATGAAGATATTCTTGGAAATATTGCATTTTGCGATGGTTTTAACATTTATATTTATAACTACAATACAGGTGTGTTTTATAAAGCGGGAACAAATCCATATGCTGTAGGTACAGTAAGTCAATCGGGGTTTACCGTTACCGGAGTAGGAACCGCGTTTAATGCAGGTTCACCGGTTGCAAATGTAGTAGCAGGGTCAACGATTTATTTTGACGATGGAACTAATTCGGTAATTACGAATGTGGGTAGTCTTACAACGTTGACAGTTTCATCGAGCATCACAAAAGCATCGATGGGATACGTGATAATGGCTCCATTAGCATTCACGCCTAATTACGTCTGTTTTCATGATTCGAGATTTATTGCTACAAGCGCATATTCTAATGGTAATCAAGTTGGTCAATGGAGACTTTCTAGAGTTATCACCTCAAGTGGAGGAAAATCATATATTTCATTTCCTGGGCTTGCGCAATTGCCCCAACTACAAGGTACATTTCAGACTAAGCCGGATTTACCAATTGCTGTGGTTAGAATACCAGGACGAGCAAATACAATTATAATTATGGGTTCGATTAGTAGTGAAATATGGACGGACGTAGGCGCAGCACTTTTTCCTTATAAGAAAAACCAATCATTCAATTTAGATTATGGTTGCGTTAATCCTTCAACCATAGCAACCTTAGGCGAATTAGTTGTGTGGGTTGGACAAAATGAAAAATCTGGTTTAGTAATAATGTATACAACAGGTCAAGATATAGTACCACTCGATATAGATGGAATCGATTATCGATTAGCTAATATTAAATTTCCAAAATTATCATATGGATTTATGTTTAAGCAGGACGGACATACATTTTATATCGTAACGTTTTACGAACCTTCTGATAACGTCACTTACATGTACGACTTTAAAAAATCGAAATTCTATACATTAACTGATGAACAATTTAATTATTTCATTGCAAAGCATGCGGTATTTTTTAATAACACTTATTATTTTAATAGTATTAATGATGGTGATATTTACGAAATAAATAGTAATTTTACTACTTATGAATATGCGGGTAATGTTGTTCAAGAAATACCCCGCGCAAGAGTATGCAATACAATTCGTACTAAAAGTAGCATTCCAAAGGTTGCTAACAACTTAACTCTAACTTTAGAGCAAGGTGTGGATACTTTAAATACTCAAGAAGGTAGTAATATTTCAACTATTGGAATAGTTGAAAATGGATCGGGATATACGACAGCAACGGTTATTATAGACGGTGATGGTAGCGGGGCATATGCAATGGCATCTGTGGTAGGTGGAGTAATATTCTCAGTCACATTGGTTGATCCTGGTATTGGTTACTCTTGGGCGATAGCAACGATAAGCGGTGATGGTACAGGTGCTCAATTAGAAACTACATTAAACGTAGCGTCTTATTTACCAAGAATTGATCTATGTATGTCATACGATGGTGGTTATACATTCAGTAGTTTTATAAGTGCTGATATGTATGCAGTAGGAAAATATCAGAGTCGAATTGTATTTAATGAGTTGGGTTATTCAAACGAATTTACTCCACAGCTTAGATTCTATGGCCAATCTCGATTTGTCATAAATGATGCTGAAATGAACTTTTACGAATAAAGAGGTTTTTATGGATATGCCAACAGGGCAAGACGTAGGTGCGGGGGCAGCAGGCGGCGGTTTAGCTGCGCTTATGAGTATGCTCATGGGCAAAGGTAATGATCCATTTAAACAGGGAAAAAAATACCTTGATCAAGGATATGATCCATACATTAATCAAGGTAAGCAAATTGATCCTAGTTTAATGGATGAATTCATGAAATTGATGAATGATCCAGGCGGCGTAATGGGTAAAATAGGAGCAGGATTTAAAGAATCTCCTGGTTATCAATTTCAATTACAGCAAGGGCAGAATGCAGCTAATAATGCAGCGGCAGCGGGTGGCATGGCTGGATCAGCAGAGAATCAGCAAAGTGCTAATGCTGTGAGCCAAGGATTAGCTAATCAGGATTATTATAAATATCTTAATAGCGCTATGGATCTATACGGTAAAGGTCTTAAGGGAAATCAAGATTTTAGTGACCGAGGAGCAAAAGCCGGAATGAGTAAGGCAGATCGTATGAGTTCCATGGCATATGAAAACGCAGGCAACAAAAATGCAGCCAATTCTGACATGTGGAGCAATATTATGAAAATGATTGCAGGAAATGGTGGAAATGGAAGCGGTGGAGGCGGTAGTGGTGGAAGTGGTGATATAATGTCTATGTTTATGAAAATGATGATGGGGGCGTAAAAAATGACAAGTCCACGAGATTATGCTTTGACACCAGAGCAAATGGGTAGTCCATTTCATAGCATTTTGCGTGCCTTATCAAATGCGCCTCAAATGCGTCAAGAACATCAAATGCGTAATGAGAAATTGCAAAAGGCTATTCTTGAAAACATGATTCAAAAGCCTAAAGCAGAAACTGCGAAAGAACAAAATGCTGCGGATCTTTTGCAGGCGCAAAATATGGCAAAATTAACAGGTCATAAAGAAGCTCAATACCTATCTGAAAGTAATGCATCCATTAATAGTCAGAATGCATCTACTAATAAAACAAATAAGATGTTACCTGGCGAATTGGAAGCTCAAAGAATAGAAAATAAATATGCTCCTCAAACAGCAGAAGCCAACATTTTATATAAAAAAATGATGGGGCAGGGAAAAGGTGGTGTAGATCAGCAGGATCTTAGAAAACTTGGCATGCAATTACAAAAAGAACATCCAGATTGGAATGAAAATAAATTAGATGAAGCTATCAGTGCATACATGGCTGGAAGTAATAAACTTTCCAATGGTGAAGAACTTCCTGCGCCGTCTGGACAGGTTGATCACTTCCTAAACACTTTAGCTGGTCGTGAATCTACAGCTGCAAATAGGACGCAAGGTATAAGATCAAATCAAGCTGAAATTGAAAATCAGGTTTTAGGTAAATATATACAAGAAGGATTGGCACCATATGGCGATACCATATTAAATAAATCCCCCGATCAAATAATTGATAGTTTTAAATCAGATAGAGAATCTCAAGTTAAGCTTGGAAAATTAATTGCTGCCCAAGCATTACAATTTGAACAAGCGCAATTGAGAATAAAAATGGCTGGCGGCACTCCAAGCTTAGGGCAGACTCGAGAATTAGAAAAAATGTCTGGACAAATGATTGATCTAAAAACCCCAAGACTATCATCTATTGCAAGACAAGAAGCAAATAAACAAATAGATAAAGCCTTAAGTGAGGGTGTGGAAGCGAGAAATAAATATGGAATAAAAAATACATCTGCTACTGGAAAAAATTCATCAGCAGAAAAATTAGCTAATAGTATGAATAAACCATCTGATACTGGCGTGATAGAAATGGACGGCAAGAAATATCGAAAAGTTGGTGATTCATGGGAGCATGTTTAATGAGAGTTACTGATCCGGCTATCATTGAAAAATTAAATGCTATGCAACAGCAAAAGCGCGTAACCGATCCTGATATTATTTCACGATTGAATGCTATGCATAAACAAGGTACTAATAAAGAAAGTGAAAATCAAAAACATAACATTCAAAATCCTATGGAAGATCAACAACAATTTTCAAATAATGCTATTAGGAAAAATAAAGAAACATTATCGCCTGGTTTATTAGGATTTCCTCAACCAGAAAAACCTAGGACTCTAGGAGGCGAATTATCTAGTGCTTCTTTAGCTATTCCAGGTGGCGGCTTATTATCTAAAGTACTACCTAAAGCTATGCCAGCACTAAGTAAATCAATAGCTAATTATGCTGGAGATATAGCACAAAATGCTGGTATAGGAGGCGCATTATCAGCTCTAGAGGGAAAAGACGCACTTAAAGGAGCAGAATCGAGTGGATTGGCAACGGCTGCTATCAGTCCCGTAATCGGCGGCGCAGCAAAAATTGCCGGTGCATTTCAACCACAAAAGACAGCTGACAAGATTGTAGAATATTTAGGCGGTGGAAAATCATTATCAGAGAATCTTAAAGAATTAGCTGATACAATGAAAACATCTTTTAAATCTGCTCAAAATGAGGCTAAAACATTATATGATCCTGTTATTAAGCATAGTGGTTTGTCTGGCCATAGCATTTATCGCGAGATAAATCCTTCTGGTATTCATGCATTTACAGAACGACCAGAATACAAGTTAGAAGGAATACAAGGAAAATTAAAAAAATCATTCGATGAATTTAATAAAAATCCATCGTTAGAAAATGCGCATCGCCTACAAAGTCAATTAGGAAGGGAATCGCAAAATATACAATATTTGCAACCTCCTGGAACGCCTACGAAATATGATTTAATAGAAATGAGACAGAATATTAAAAATGATATTTCATCATTTCTTGAATCAAAAAATCCAGAAATTGCAAAAAAATATGAACAAGCGAGTGAGCATTATGCAACTAATGTCGCTCCTTATTTAGATAATAATAGAATAAGACAATTGGTCAAAAATAAGAGTCCTAAAATTGACAATATATTTAATGTCTTCAAAAATCCCAATGAAGGAATTGAAAAAATAGCGTCTGATATTGGAACGAAAGGTCAAAATAGCATTCTATATGCTGCCTTAAAACAAAATAAGGAAAACGTAACTGCAAATAAATTAATGCAATCTATGTCAAAACTTGATGAAAAAGGTTTTGGTGGTTATATGCATCCAGAATTAGAAGGTTATTTCAAGCAACTTTCTAATCAAATGCGCAATAAAGAATTATTACAGCGTGCAGGCGGTTTATTTGCTGGTGGCCAAATTGGTAAAACGTTGGGAATGCCAGGCGGTGAACTATTAGGAAGTGCATTAGGTGCTATGAAAGCCCCGCAAGTTCTGGGCATGGGAAAGAAAAAATATTCATCTAACATAGAATCAAAACATATTGAAGAAGCATTGAAGAAATTATCTAGATTGCCATTACCTGGAGCGCAATAATATGGGATTAAATCCGCAATACATGACCGCCCCATCTCTTCAGGAGATTTTCGTCGATCCTTCTACGGGTTTACCCTTAGCGGGTGGCACTGTTACGTTTTATTCTGATGTTAATAGATCAACGCTTAAGCCTATATATGAATTATCTGGATCTCCTGGAAGTGGCTATACCTATAATCCCATTTCTAATCCAGCGCCGTTAAGCGGTGGGGGCACGCTGACTGATGGAACTAATGATATATTGCCGTATTACAAACCATATGATTCTACTGGCGCAGTAGAGTTGTATTATATCGTTGTGAAAAATTCTGCCGGTCAGAATATTATTACAAGACAGGCTCAACCTAATTTTTCAACTACAACGCCAACTATAAGTAGCGGATATGAATTCGTAAGAAATGGTCAGTTTTCCGTATGGTCGTCAGATACAACTTATCCGAATATTGGTT